CAAGCGCTGTGACTTCTGATGAGCTGTAAAATTGGAAAGGAAAATTCAAAATGAGCAAATTCTATGGAGCAATCGGATATGCTGTATCTACTGAAGGAAATTCCGGAGTATGGAGAGATGAAATTCGTAGATTGAATTATTATGGCGATGTCATTCGTGATACTCGTCAGTATCAGACTGGTGATGGACTTAATGACAATCTTAACATTTCAAATCAGTTCAGCATACTCGCTGATCCGTATGCTTATGAGAATTTTCATACAATGGTGTATATTGAGTATATGGGAACCAAATGGAAAATTTCCAATGTTGAAGTTCAATATCCACGCCTTATATTGACTGTGGGAGGGGTTTATAATGAACAGACGTTTGATGCTACATGAGCAACTCTGCAAAGCGCTGGGATGTCCAAACAGAGGAAGTGAATGTCGAGTTTATTTTCAGCCGCCGAGTACAGTTAAAATGAAATACCCCGCCATCGTATATGCTCTGGATGATATTCAGAATATATTTGCGAATGACGGGGTGTATTTATTTGAGAAAAAGTATTCTGTTACTGTTATTGACGCTGATCCAGATAATCAGATAGTCAACAATATAGCAGGAATGCCGACAAGCCGATTTAATCGGTATTATACAAAAGACAATTTAAACCACTATGTATTTGAAATATTCTTTTAAGGAGGAAATAAGATTATGGCAGAGACAAATAAGAAAAAACTTGTTTGGGATAAAACCGGGGAACGTCGTTACGAGACTGGTGTTAGCCAGGGAGTTGTGTATCCAATTCAGGCGGGCGGATTATACTCTATGGGGTATGCATGGAACGGTTTAAGTGGTGTTACAGAGAGTCCTTCTGGTGCAGAGCCATCTGCAATTTATGCTGATAACATCAAGTATCTGAACCTTATGTCCGCAGAAGAGTTTGCTGGAACTATTGAAGCATATATGGCTCCAGATGAATTTGCAGAGTGCGACGGTTCTAAAGAAATCGCACCGGGAGTTTATGCAGGACAGCAGAACAGAAAGATGTTCGGTCTTAGCTACAAGACTATTCTTGGAAACGATGTTGATTCCAATGATTACGGTTACAAACTGCATCTGGTTTATGGTTGCTTAGCTTCTCCTTCCGAGAAAGGTTACGCAACTGTTAACGACAGCCCAGAAGCTATCAGCTTATCCTGGGAGTTTAATACAACACCAGTTGAAATCACAACTCTGGTCGAAGGTAAGAAGCTTAAGCCAACTGCGATCTTAACATTCGATTCCACAAAGGTCGATGCTGGTAAGCTGGCTAAGCTGGAAGAAATTCTTTACGGAAAAGATCCGACTGGTGCTTCTACCGACGATGGCGTTGCTCCAAGATTACCGCTTCCAGATGAAGTGATTCAGATCATGACTGCAGAATAATAATACAATTTGTCAATTTACGAGAGCCGTATTCAGGTAAAGCTGGCGGCTCTTTTTTTTATGTGCGAAAGGAGAATAAGATTATGATTTCAATTAAGAAAACTTATAAAGATTTTAATGGTGTAGAGAGAACCGAAACGAGATGGTTCAATTTATCAGAAAGTGAAGTTATGGAAATGGAACTTGGAACTGCTGGTGGCGTTGCCGAGATGCTTCAGAGAATTGTTGATGCCAAGGATCAGCCGACGCTTATCCGATTCTTCAAGGATTTCATCTTAAGAGCATATGGCGAAAAGAGTCCGGATGGTACCTATTTCGACAAATCAGAAGAAATTTCCAGAAAATTTTCACATACACAGTTTTACAATCTCCTCTTTATGGAGTTGGCTACGGATGCCGATAAGGCTGCAAAGTTTGTGAATGGTGTAGTTCCGAAAGTTGTAGATGCTGGACAGAATCGCGACGTTGTAACTCTTCCGGATACTCATTAAAGAGGTGATCATGAATGCTTGAGATAACAATCCCGGCTGGGGATGAATTGTGGGATGAAAAGAATGAGAGATTTATTTACCCCAAAGAACAGCATTTACGTTTGGAGCATTCATTGGTTTCAATTTCAAAATGGGAAAGTAAATGGAATAAAGTCTTTCTATCGAAAGAGCCAAAGACTTATGAACAAACCATTGATTATATAAAAGACATGACACTCAATAAGAACGTTGACCCGATTACTTATACTCGCTTAACGAATGAGCATATCGACATGGTAAATCAGTATATAGAAGCTCCGATGACGGCTTCTTCTGTAACTGAAGAAAAAAATGCACCTCAAAGTAGAGAACAAATTACAAGCGAGCTTATTTATTATTGGATGTTATCTTACAATATTCCGGTTGAGTGTCAGAAATGGCATTTGAATAGGCTATTAATGCTTATTCGCATTTGCAATGCTAAGAATAAACCGCCGAAAAAGCGGAGTAAACGAGATTTGTATAGACATCATGCCGAAGTGAATGCAGCAAATAGAAAGAGATTCAAATCGAAAGGATAATAGAAATGAGTAGATCACGACAATCAGTAGTGAATCTTGTACGTTCGTGGGAGGGAAAAAATGAAGCCGATGGCTCATATAAAGAGATCATCGATGTCTATAACTCCCAGCATGGAAAGCTTCCAAGAAATGTTAAGATGCAGTATGGATGGGCCTGGTGTGCTTGCACTTGGTCAGCATTGGCAATCACCTTAGGATATACAGACATTATGCCTGTTGAAATTTCCTGTTATTACCTTATCGAGGCAGCAAAGAAAATGGGCTGCTGGCAGGAGAATGATGCCTATATTCCAAACCCCGGAGATGCAATTTTGTATGACTGGCAAGACAATGAAAAAGGGGATAATGTTGGCGCACCAGATCATGTTGGAACAGTTATTGAAGTTCATAAAGATGCCGGTTATATCGTAGTGGAAGAGGGCAATTACGGAAAAGCAGTTAAGAAGCGTACCATTTCCATCAACGGTAGATATATTCGTGGCTTCATTACTCCTAAATACGAAAATAACGTAGTCGTTTATCCAAGATTAAATACTGGAAAAGATGTAAAGACGATTGCACATGAAGTGATTACAGGGCTTTGGGGAAGTGGCAATACACGTAAGAATTTACTTATACGATATGGCTATGACTATCAGGAAGTACAGGATGCAGTTAATAAGATTCTCAATGGATCTGTTAACGAACCGGCTACGTCAAAAGAAGTAATATCAAGTTGCAAGCCGGAAAAGTTCGATGCAGATTGCGCAGGGGAATACGTAACTACTGCAAATCTTTATTGCAGAAACGATGCTGGTACAAACAAGAAAGCTATTTGTAAAATTCCGGTTGGTACGGCTGTGCATTGCTATGGCTATTACAGCTTAGCAAATGATACTAAATGGTTGTATATCCAGTTCACTTTGAACGGAGTGAAGTATACCGGATTTTCATCGAGCAAATATTTAACAAATAGGAGTTAATATGATCACATTCAGACAAAGGGGCGATTTTTCGAAGTTAACCAACTTTCTAGAAAGAGCTAAAGAGGCGGTGCATCTTGGCAACCTTGATAAATACGGTCAAGAGGGCGTAGCTGCCCTGGCGTCTGCAACTCCTGTTGATACAGGACAGACCGCTAATTCCTGGCATTACAAGATCGAGCAGAAGAATGGCTCGGTATCGATAGGGTTTTACAATACAAATATTCAAAATGGAGTACCTATTGCGATTATTTTGCAGTATGGACACGCTACACGAAATGGCGGCTGGGTACAGGGAAGAGACTACATCAACCCTGCTATCCAGCCTATTTTTGACAAAATTGCTGACACGGCATGGAGGGAGGTTACTAAGCTATGAGTACAACCGTTGACGAACGAGTCGTCGAAATGCGGTTTGACAATAAACAGTTTGAGCAAAATATTCAGACAAGTTTATCGTCAATAGACAAGTTAAAGCACAGTCTTAATTTGGAAGGAGCGGCAAAAGGGCTCGAATCAGTTAATACTGCTGCCAGCAGATGTAATATGTCTCCGTTATCCAATGCTGTAGAAACTGTGAAGATTAAGTTTTCAGCAATGGAGGTTATGGCGCTTACAGCATTGCAAAACATTACGAATTCTGCTCTTAATGCTGGAGAAAAATTGGTTTCAGCGTTCACTATTGATCCAATTAAATCTGGTTTTCAGGAATATGAGACTCAGATTAATGCCGTGCAGACTATTTTAGCGAACACCTCGTCTAAAGGAACAACCCTTGAACAGGTCAATAATGCGTTAGATGAGTTAAACCATTACGCTGATATGACTATTTACAATTTTACGGAAATGACTCGTAACATAGGTACATTTACAGCAGCTGGTGTTGACCTTAATACTTCAGTAGCAGCAATTAAAGGTATTGCCAACCTTGCGGCTGTTTCAGGCTCAACCTCTCAACAGGCCAGCACTGCGATGTATCAGCTTTCGCAGGCATTAGCGGCAGGTACTGTAAAACTGCAGGACTGGAATTCTGTTGTAAATGCCGGTATGGGTGGTCAGGTATTTCAGGATGCATTGAAAGAAACCGCAAGAGTGCATCATATTGCAATTGACGAGCTGATTAAGGATGAAGGATCATTCAGAGAGACTTTAAGCAAAGGCTGGTTAACGTCTGATATTCTGACAGAGACACTTGCCAAATTTACAGGTGATCTTAATGAAAACCAGCTTAGAACAATGGGATATACCGACGAGCAGATTCAGTCAATCATTAAGATGGGACAGACGGCGAATGACGCAGCGACAAAGGTTAAAACTTTTTCGCAGTTGTTTGATACTTTGAAAGAAGCCGCTCAGTCAGGGTGGACACAAAGTTGGGAAATAATTGTCGGTGACTTTGAAGAAGCGAAGGAAAGGCTTACCGAAGTTTCTGATATATTCAGTGGGTTTATTGGGGCATCTGCTGATAGACGAAATGCGTTCTTAGAAAGCACTTTTAGCTCTCCTTTAGCGCAAATCATTAGCAAACTTAATGCTGCAGGAATAGAAACAGAAGTGTTTCAGAATAAAGTTAAAGAACTGGCAAAGAATCACAATGTTGATTTAGATACTATGATTGCAGAAGAAGGTTCTTTCGAAAAAGCTTTAAAGAAAGCGTTTAACGATGGAACTTTAAACAAAAGCATTCTTAAAGATGCATTGAAAAGTCTTGTTGGAAATATTACTGGGGCTACTAAATCTACCGAAGAAATGACCAATCAGGTTGAAAAATATGGAGAAATCGTAGATAAGGTTATTCGTGGAGATTTCGGTAACGGAGAAGCAAGAATAAAGGCGTTGACAGATGCTGGATATGATTATGCAACAGTTCAAAATCTTGTTAATCAAAAGCTTGGAAGTAGTGTTGTTCATTTATCTTCTTTAACGGACGAGCAACTGAAAAATGCGGATAGTCTTGCTGCACTTTCAGATGAGCAGTTAAAGGCTAACGGATACACCGAAGATCAGATTGCTGCATTACATGAACTACAAGACGAGGCAGATAAAGCTGGCTCTTCCATCGATGATCTTATAAACAGCTTTGATAAACCATCAGGAGCAGAACTGTTATGGAGTTCCATGCTCAATATAATTCATTCGGTCGCCGATTCTCTTTCAGCTGTGAAAAAAGCATGGAATGATACATTTCATCACGGAATGACAGAAGACGAAATAATTAAGCAACGTTCTAAGGCTATGTATAATCTGATACAGGCAATCCACAGTTTTACTGAGCATTTGCAAATTACAGATGAAAAAGCGGATAAAATTACCAGAACTTTTAAAGGCTTATTTGCGATTATCGATATCATCACAACCATAACAGGCGGTGGATTAAAATTAGCATTTAAAGGTCTATCTCTGATTTTACAATCATTCGATTTAGATATTTTGGATGTAACTGCTACATTAGGAGACCTTATTTCGGGATTTCGAGACTTCATTCTTCGTAATGAATATATTGAAAAGGGCATTAAAGCGTTAGGAAACGCAATGCAGTCTTGTTGCGTAATATTAAAAGGATGGCTGGATGCTTTTTTACAGTTGCCAATTGTACAGGAGAACATTGGCAAATTACAAAATGCATTTGTGGAAACATTTTCGTCATTTGATAACTTCCTGAACGGTGGAATAAATTTATTTAATTCATTCATCCAAACGATTCAGGAATGGATAGACGCCATTTCACAAATGTCAATAGTTCAAAGAAACGTTGAAAGATTCAATACTGCATTTGCTGAGATGTTTTCTGAATTAAGTGTTTATTTCGGTGATGGAATTATTAAAATCAACGAATTCATTGATAGAGTGAAAGCTGTCGATGGTATAACACTTGACAATATCGGTGCCATACTAAAAGATTTTAAGGATAATGTTTTTGACTATTTTATCGGAATTACTGGCAAATTTGATATTCTTGGAAAAGCCATTAAAGATTTTAAAGATGACGTAAGGAAAAATCTGCTCAGTGTTGGAGAAGATTTTGATGGTTTAAAAAAGAAGATTTTTGATTTTCTGAAAACAGTAAAAGACAAATTTAGCGAACATGTAGGTCTCGGTGAGATTTTAACAATCGGCGTTGGCGCTTCGATCATTGTGTTTGTAAAAAAGATAGGTGATGCATTAGAAGCATTATCCGGACCATTTAAGAGTATATCTGATATACTCAGCGGTTTTGATACACTGTTGGGAAGCTGTTCAACTGCTATTAATGCATTTGCCACAAAGACAAAATCGCAGGCTCTAATGAACGTAGCTATATCCATTGGTATACTGGCGGCGTCAATTGTCGCGTTAACATTGGTTGATCAGTCTAAATTATGGTCTGCGGTTAGTGCATTAGGGGCTTTGTCTCTTGGATTATTGGCAGGTTCGGCAGCCATGGAGACTCTAAATGAAAGATGATTCTCA